GCTGAAGGCCGCAGCATTGGCGCAGTTCAACGCGTACCATTCAATCTCGGGAGAATCTATGCAAGACCTGATCTACGGAACTTTGAGCGTAACGATGCATGTGCAAGTGCCGCAGACGATGGACGACAGCGAGAGAAGATTCAAGCCGGTTCGCGAAGTCCAACTGTGGAAGAAAGAGGCAATCACGATGGATGAAGCAAAGCGACTTGCTGGAGACTTCGCAAAGCAGAATCATGCGATCCTGAACTTTGCAGTGCTGCGCATAGTCTGGCAGCCCGAAGCACAGGTAATTAAGGATTTCGAAGTCTAGCACTACCGAGCACGCTACGACCAGGAGATAGACATAAAGCAGAATCGTCTATCTCTTGGTCTTCGCTGCTCATCAAGCAGGTTCAAAAGACTTCTGCTGAAACCAACCGAGAGTTGCTACGTTGCACTTCGCAACCTTAAATGCAGGAAAGAACGAAGCGCGAGTGCAGAAATGTCTGAGAGATCTCCATTCTATTCGCTAATCGACGTCCTAAATCGTCGTTATTCGAATCCTTCTTCCCTTCTTATCCGCATTGCAGATGCAATCGCATACAGCGTCTCTATTCGAACGCAGCGAACGAAGATAGAAACAGCGAATAACTACGGCATACACGCGCCGATGCCGGGGGTAAGCACTTTTTTGCGGCTGGCCAGGGCAGAATCCTTTAACGACCTTCGCAGATTTCTAAACTTTGAAACCAAATTCAGGGTCGAAGAATCTTACTATTCTCCCTGATCCCTAGTTCCCCGTAGCTACGCACTCCAGTAAACTAGAAACATGATCGACAAAGAACGCGGCCTTCAGCTTTTAGGAACAGGTTTGGGGCCAACGGATGTAGCTACTGCACTCGGCTGCGATCCTTCCTATATTTCACAGCTCCTAATGGATCAGGAGTTTGCAACAAAAGTTCTGGCTTTGCGCGTGCAGAATCTTCAGGCGCATACGCTGCGAGATCGAAACATAGATGCAATCGAAGATAAATTAATTGAAAAGCTGGAAGAGTCAGTTCAATGGCTTACGAAGCCTCGCGACATTCTTATGGCGTTTCAAATTCTAAATAATGCCAAACGTCGCGGAGCTACAACGCAGGGCGGCCTGACGGTTAATAATCAGGTAGTTACGATTAACCTTCCGCCGGCTGCGAAAGAATACTACTTTCCAAAAATGAACGCACAAGGGGAAGTAGTGCAAGTTGGCGAGCAGGTTACTGTAACTGCCAGCCTGCAGACGTTGATGCAAGATAGAATAAAGAAGAAATTAGCAGAGCCAACCGCCGCTCAAGAAGGAGAACAGAATGGAAGCGAACGCCAAACAGCAGTCTTCGACGGAGAAATTACCGTTGCAGGATAGAAAGGAAGTTGCAAAGCAGAATGATTGCGCCGTTAAAAAGCGCGATCAGGAACGTGCGCGCGAGATGCTGCTTGGCCTCCGTTTGCAGCTTTCGGAAATGGGAGTTGAATAATGAGCGAACAAACAATGACCCGTTTCGTAAAGATTGCTGCAAAGCGTCCTTCTGCAAAGGACTTCTGGGCTAAGGTGCGAGAAGTGGCGCCCGACGGGAAACAGCCAACGCTGGCACTGCCGCTACTTCTGGCAATGACACGAACAAATGCCCGCTCCCGGAAGTAATAAATGGGAAGAAGCACTCGGCATGGATGCAGCTTCCGTCGCCGAGCAGAAGCTAAAAAAGGAGTTTGAAGAAAAAGACGCTGCAGCAATCGCGGCCGAAAGTTATAATTCGGAAGTTACCGTTAAGCACGGTGAAGCCTTTAATGCAGCAAAAGAAGATCTGAACTTCCTAGCAGCTATGGCATTACCGGGCGTCTTTCAGTATATGTATCCGGTCCTGTTTAAAGCTGCATGGAATCTCATGACGGGAGCAGCTAATAAGGTTCGCGACTTCACGCAGCTGTGCTTAGGCATTCCGCGTGGATTCGGTAAGACAACGCTGGTAAAACTCTTTATTCTGTATTGTATTCTTTTTACTAATAAGAAATTCGTCCTAGTAATCTCTGCAACTGGGCCGCATGCGGAAAACATTATCGCCGACGTATGCGATATGTTAAGTGAGCCAAATATAATTAAGATCTTTGGCGATTGGCGGGTGGGATTGGAAGTTGATCGTCAGGATCTAAAGAAATTCGCTTTTCGTGGTCGCACTGTAATTCTTGCTGGTTTGGGCGCCGAAGGAAATCTTCGAGGCATGAACCTAAAGAACGAGCGACCGGATATAATGATCTTCGAGGACGTACAGACTAGAGAATGCGCGGATTCAAAAGTGCAGTCGGACGCTCTGGAGCGGTGGATGGTAGGTACAGCCATGAAGGCGAAGTCTCCGCATGGTTGTTTCTTTCTCTTTGTTGGAAACATGTATCCAACGCCTTATTCCATTCTTCGAAAACTAAAAAAGAATCCGAAGTGGACCAAGTTCATCTGTGGCGGAATTCTTCAGGACGGTACTTCCTTGTGGGAAGAACTGCAACCGATTTCGCAGCTCCTGTCCGAGCTGGACAACGATATCGAAATGGGTCACGAGGATATCTTCGCAGCGGAAGTTCTAAACGACGAAAACGCAAAACTGAATACGAAGGTAAATCTTGCTAAGATCAACGAGTGGCCATATACGGAAGTCGATCAGCCGCAAGGCAAATTCATCGTTATTGATCCTGCAACTAAGAAGAAGAATGCAGATCTTATCACCATCGCTGGTTTCGAAGTCTACGACGGTACTCCGTGTATTTCGCACATCGACGAAGGTGCTTATTCACCGATGGAAACAATTAAGCGCGCGCTGTATATGGGCTTGCAGAACCAAATCTTTCTTATCGGCGTCGAATCAACGGCGTATCAGAGTACTCTTCTATACTGGTTCGATTACGTGTGCAAGCAGCTGGATCTCGGAGGATTTCAGTTCGTCGAACTCCATACCGGCGGGTATTCGAAGAATTCTCGAATTACCAATGGAATTAAGATGATGAGCAAAGGAGAACTTCGTGTTCATCCGCTCGTTCGCGGGCAGGTAATAAATCAGCTTTCTGCTTGGAATCCGCTTAAGCGAGATAACGTCGATGGTATTCTGGACGTAATCGCATATGCTCCCGCCATGCTGGAACTTTACGGTCACATGATGACCATAGAAGGTCAAGTGCTGGACCAAGAATACCACAACGCGAAGGTACTTCCACCTTCCGAAGATAGTTTCCTTCCATCTACTAGCTTTGGTTAAAGGGGTAAAATCTTGTCCCGTCCGAATGAATCTTTTCCTCTTACCAACAAACAAGTAACTGAGTCCATTGTAGACTACGCCCGCCATGCGCAGGAGTATCTACATTCGCATTTCTCTTTGCGCGAGCGGTTAGAAGATATCGACCGCGACTATCAGCGCGAAGGAGATATGACTGTCGAGCAGCGGAAAGCAAGAAACGCTACTCGCGCCGGAGACAAGCGGAAGCGGACGAATTTAACCGTTCCAATCATTATGCCGCAGGTGGAATCTGCGCTCGGCTATTTCGCAGAAGTATTTGCGACTGGCTATCCGATCTTCGGAGTTGGCAGTTCTCCGGAATTCGATGATGCAGCACTGGCGATGGAAACAATCATTGCCGAAAACGCCATTACCTTCGGTTGGGTGCCGCAACTTTTAATGTGGGCGCGAGATGGATATAAGTATAATCTGAAAGCAGTGGAAGTTACGTGGGAAAGAAAGACCACCGCTGCAGTGGAAACCGACGAGAAGTTTTCTGCAATCAAACAAGGCAAGCCGGTAGAAGTAGTCGCAGAAGGCAATGCGATTAAGTGGATGAATCTCTACAATACCGTCTTCGATCCTCGCGTTGCACCGTGGAAGATTCATTCAGAAGGTGAATTCGCAGGCTATGTCGAACTTAAGTCTCGCGTCGAGCTTAAGCGGTATATAAACAATCTCTCCGGAAAGATTCCTCCTGCTGTAGCTCTCCGTGCATTCGAGTCTGGTTCTTCCGACGTAGGTGCAAGGTCGGTAAAAGATTTCGGATTCTATATTCCGCAGATCAATCCGGATATGCTATTGGATAAAGAATCCATTGGCACATTCGACTGGATGGCGTGGGCAACGGAAGAAGCTCGCCGCAAGATCCAATATCGCAATGTATACGAAATGCTTACGCTCTATGCTCGCATCATTCCTTCCGACTTCTCTCTTTTCGTTCCGCAAGACAACACGCCGCAAGTGTGGAAGTTTGTAATCATCAACAACCGCGTTCTGCTTCACGCCGAGCGTTGCACCAATGCGCACGACAACATTCCAATCATCTTCGGTCAGCCGATTATGGACGGTCTGGACTATCAGACCAAGTCGCTGGCGCAGAACGTGATTCCTTTCCAGGATCTGGCAACTGCAGCCATGAACGCAAACATTGCCAGCAAGCGAAAACTCATTCAAGATCGGATGTTCTATGACCCAACCAGAATCCGTGAATCCGATATCAACAACGAAAACGCGAGCAGTAAAATCCCAGTACGTCCGTCCGCATACGGTAAAGGTATCAGTGAAGCCGTCCATCCTGTTCCATATCGCGATGAACTCAGCGGAAATCTCGTTCAGGAGACTGAACTCTATCTTCGCTACGCAAACGTCACCAACGGACAGAATCCAGCACAGCAAGGACAGTTTCAAAAAGGAAACAAAACAAGACACGAATACTCCGATGTAATGGGGCATTCGAACATGCGGAATAAGACGATGGCGCTTGTGGACGAGCACTCGTCGCTTACCGTAATCAAGGACATTCTCCGTTTAAATATTCTGCAATACCAGCCGGAAACAGAAATCTACAATCGTGAACGCGGTGTTTCGGTTAAAGTTAATCCGGTCGCTCTCCGCAAAGCTGCTGCAGTCTTTAAAATTTCCGACGGTATGCTGCCTTCGGACAAGATGCTGAATACGGAAGAGTTTCAAGTTGCTAGTCAGATTCTTGGCTCTTCTCCCGCCTTGGCGGCTGGATACCGTATGGAACAAGTCTTTTCGCATCTGTTTAAACAACGTGGCGTCGATCTTCGTCCGTTCGAAAAGACGGAAGCAGAAAAACAATACGAACAGCAGATGCAGGCGTGGCAGCAAGCATATGCGCAAGTTACTGCAGTTGCTGCTGGAATGAAGATGCCGGAAGGCGTCGATCCGATGCAGTGGATGAAGCAAATCGAGCAGTTTATTAAAGCGTCGGTTCCCCCGATGCCGCAACCCCCTTCTCCGGAAATCGTGAAAAAACAAATGGAAGATCAAGCGCGTCGTCGAGGCGCAAGTCTTTCGGATATGATTAAAGCTGTTTCCGGGCAGAGTTCCAACCCCGCCGCTCAAGGATAGAGGATTCGTAAATGAAACAACTAGAACACAGCTTCGAAGCTTGGAGTTTTACCGAAGAAGAAATTCCGCTCGTTCGGCACATTTCCGAAGAACATCGTCGGTATCTTAAAACCATTCTTGCAGATGCTGCAGAAGAGAAACTTCGTATTCCATTCGATCCGTATAAACCGCTGCTTTTCGCACAACATGAAGCGTATCTGCGCGGGCAGATGGATATTCTTGCAATGCTCATTTCTGATTCCGATCTCGCAAGACCGAAATTAGTAGCTGCAGCAGAAGACGCATCCACCCAACCAGGAAAGGACTAAACCATGCTTATCTCCGGCCAGAAGTTTTCCAAACAGAACTCTATCTTCGATATGTTTCGTAGCGGAGGCGGTGGACAGCCGCAACAAGCTCCGCAGAATCAACCGCAACAGCAGCCGCTTAATGGCGGTGGAACTGGCGGTAATGTAAATGTTCCGAATGGAACTGGGCAGCAAACACCGAATACGCAACAACAGCAGCAACAGCAACCGAATTCCGACGATACGAACAAATCCCCACTTGCCGAGTTTACGGGCCTGTGGGATAGTCCTCCTGCGCCCAAAGAGGGCGAAGCAATTCCCCCCGATTGGAACGATCATGGTTCTATCGTTCCTAAAATCAATGTAGACCCGAAGAAGTTGATGGAATCCGCAAGGAAAATCGACTTCAGCAGGGCTCTTAATCAAGACCGCGTCAAAGCTGCACTTGGTGGCGATATTGGTGCATTTAATGAAGTAATCAATAGCGCGCTGCAAGCTTCTTTCGCGAATCAAGCAATGACCATGAGCCGCATGGCAGAAACCATGATGGCACAGATGGCGGAAAAGCTTTACTCCGGTGCTCTCCCGCATCATTTCCGCAAACATCAGGTCAACCAAACCATAGATTCAGAAAACCCAATTTTCACTGATCCTGCAGTTGCTCCCATGCTTGAAATGGTAAAGGGGCAAATGCAGCTTAAGTATCCCAAAGCTTCCGCCAAAGAAATCTCGGATATGGCAAAGAAGTATATCTCCGGATTTGCAACTGCTGTTTCCGGTGGCAAAGGAGATGGCGGCGTAGGAACGGGGAAACCGGGCAAAGGTGGAAACAACAATGCTGGCGGAGAAGGAATGGATTGGCTCGCTTTTGCCGATATGTCCACTCCGACGCAACAGTAAAACCCTTTTTCAACTTCAAGAGGAATTTTCATGCTCGCGCGTGGAATGATTAGCCAAGGCGGGATTCCTGCCAGGCAAGCTGGTCCCGGAGATGTTCTTGCTTCCGGTGAAGTAATTGCTGCACTTGCAACCGATGCGAACTCCACCATCACTGGTGCGATGATCGCAGGTGGAATTCTGAACCGTACTGGCATGACTGCTGGTCGGACAGACACCACCGATACTGCACAGAACGTTCTCACTGCTCTCGGTGGAAACGACTTTGCAGTAAACGTGATTCCTGGTACGACGTTCCGATTCACGTATCGTCAGTCGGCTGGATTTGCGACTACGTGGGGTCACGGTCGTGGCTGGATTGCTGGCACTGGCACGCTGGATGTTACGGCGTCGCGGATCAAAGAATTTCTCATTGAAGTTCTGAATTCCACGCCAGAAGTTACCACCAACTGCGGTACGACGAATGCTTCAGCGACAGTAACGCTGGATGTTCCGCAGCCGGCTGGTACGATCACCTCCGGAATGCTGGTTACTGGAACTGGCATTACCGCAGGAACGCGAGTTGCTGGTGTGCATTACGGCTCCAGTTCCACGCGCAGCAACACCGACAAGATCTGCTCCATTACTTTGGACGCCAATGCAACAGCGACTACTGCTTCCGGTGTTTCTCTCATCTTCTCTCCGGTCCTGCGCATCAACGGGCTTGGCGAGCGCACTCTTTAATCAAGGGAGATTTTAACCAATGACGACCGGCATTTTCAACACCGGACAGTTCACGACCGATCACGCTCGCAAGTCATTTGCGGGAATGATTACGCACCTGATGCCCAATGGTGCGGCACCGCTGTTCGCTCTTACTTCGATGTTGGAGTCGGAAACGGCTCTTTCGTTCGAACATGGTTTCTTCACCAAAACCATGCTGTTTCCGGGACTGACGACCAGTGGCATTCAGCTGATCGGCGCAACAACTCTTACTGTGACGTCTACCGCAAACGTGCTTCCGGGCATGATTATGCGCGTGGATTCCACGGCAGAAAACCTCATCATCAACAGCATTCTTTCCACCACGCAAGTCACGGTTACGCGCGCGGTTGGAACTACTGCTGCTGCGCAGATCGCAGATGCGGTGAATCTCTTCCAAGTTGGCAATGCGTTTGAAGAGTCCTCGCTGCGTCCGAACGCACTTGCGATCAATCCGGTTCGCGTAACGAACCTGACTCAGATCTTCCGCAACACTTGGGCTGTTTCTGGCTCTGCTGCTGCGGTGCAGATGATCGCCGGCGATTCCAACATCGCTGAAAACAAGCAGGATTGCAGCGCGTTTCATGCCAGCGATATCGAGAAAGCTCTGTTCTTCGGGCAGAAGTTTTCCGGTACTCGCAACGGCCAGCCGTTCCGCACGATGGACGGAATTGTTTCCATCATCTCGAACCTTGCGTACTATCCGGCTTCGTATTCTTCCACCAACGTAACGGTGGCGGGTGCGACGACGAACTATACGCAGTTCGAAGCAGCGTTCGATCCTTGCTTCAACCAAACTACCGATCCGAAAGGTGCGAACGAACGAGTTCTGTTCGTCGGTGGTACGGCGAAGAAAGTAATCAACAACATCGGACGCCTGAACGGCACGTATCAAATGGTGGATGGCCAGACTTCTTTCGGTCTGCAATTCTCCACCATCAAGATCGCACGAGGCACTTTCCGCGTTATCGAGCATCCGCTCTTTAACACGAACTCGTCGTGGTCGAAGATTGCAATTGCTGTGGATCTGCCGACTTTCCGGTTGGCTTATCTCGGCAATCGCAAAACGCAACACAAGTCATTCAACCAGAACGGCGAAGATGCTGCCGACAACGGTGTGGATGCAGTTGGTGGAACGCTGACCACGGAAATGACGTGCGAAGTGAAGAATCCGCCTGCATTCGGAATGATGAGCAACCTGACCGCCGGTGCGGCAGGCTAAAGACTTCCTCCTCTAGGAAGAGCGGTTTCCCGCCGGTTTGGATTAGACACCCAGATCGGCGGGATTTTTTCCGCAAACCAGACTCCCCAACCAGACTAGGACCAACCAAATGAATCCGCTTTCCGTAAATGGAGTTACTGTTTCTGCTTTGGCCGCAATCACGGCGCCGCAAGGAAACGACCAACAAGAAGAACATCGGTATTATCACTGCACCATGCCAACCGCCTCCTTTCACCGACCGGATGGAAAAAAGCTTCCGTTCATTCGTGGTTTTTTCAAGACCAATATTCGGCAGGATATCGAGTATCTCGAAAACGAACTGCAGCAAGGCAATCAATTCCTTCGTCGGGCGACTGCTGAAGAAATCGAAAGTGCCAAGCTCATGGAAGACCCGCTGGGCACCGTGCGCGAAGCAGTAAAAGAAGAAATGACGCTGGAAGAGCTGGAGAAGTTGGTTGCGAAAAAGAAGCAACTGCTCGCCGCCAACCCGAATGCAGGTGTTTCTGACGGCACCAAACTCGGCGGTGTTGATCCGTCGAAAGCAAGAGCTGCACTGCAGGCGAACGGAGTTACGAATCTTTCCACCGGACCATCCGGCCATGCGTCTGCAACTGGCGCGAATCTCGCCGGTCTGAAAAACATGGTGAAGTCGCAGTAAATTAGGAGAATACGGCAGTGACCAGAACGGAAATCATTAATGAAGTAGTTTCTCTTACGGATCGTGAAGATCTGGCAGCTACTTCTATTCCTACTATGGTCACTGCTGCCACTCTCCGGATGCATCAGTCAGATTTTTATTCTCGAGATCTTGCAGAAGATATGCTGGATCTCGGAACTGAAGGTTTCCACTTTTCTTTCGACGCCAGCACTACTTTCCCCCGCTTCCGTGCTCTGCACTATCTTCGTAAATACGATCTTACTGGCGAAACCGCTGGTGTAATGCTCTCGCATCTCGATCCACTTTCGCTCTTTGATTCTTATGGCGTGGAAAAGAATGACGTCTGGTACAATGCAGGAAAGAACATAAATATTCGCTCGGCCAGCAGCTTGCGTTATTTGCTCGCTGGTTGGTATCAGAATCCGGACACCAGTGCAACTGGCTATTCCTCCTGGATCGCAGATATGGTGCCGCATGCGATTATTTTCGATGCTGCATCACTGGTATTTAACATGATTGCGCAACAAGAGCAGAGCCGTAAGTTCGATTCGCTTGTTGCTGAACAGCTTGTTCTCGTGCGGATGCACGGCTTCGACGCGAGGGGTTACTAAAAACTATGACGATTTTCGCTGCAGAAGCAGCCGCCGCAACTAGCACCCTTGCGGAACAGGTTGCTATCGCCTTGGCGCGAGGAACGGTAGTAGTCTTAGGACAGTCTGCAGTTGCAGTTTCCGGCGGCGCAGATACGAATGAAAACATTCTTGCGACGATTACCGTGCCCGCAGGCGCAATGCAGGAAGATGGCAGGATTCGAATTACCTGCAGCTTTACTGTAAACAACAACGGAAACGCAAAAACGGTTCGAGTGCGGTTTTCCGGAATCGGCGGTACGATTTATAAGTCAGCATCGCTGACGCTAGTTCTTTCGGCCAAGTTCGTAGTTGAAATTCAAAATCGAAATTCCGAAGCTTCGCAAGTTGGTTCTGCATCTGCTGCTTCTACGCATTCCGGGCTCGAACCGTCCACTGCTGCGTTGGTTACGTCGGCAGTGGATACTTCTGTTGCTACCACGATTGTGATTACGGCGCAGAAAGCCGTAGCCGGCGATACGATGACTCTTGAATCGTATCTGGTCGAACTTTTCCCGAGGGATAACTAAGATGGCATATACACCAGACCCAGCGAATGCTACCGAACCTGTAGTTGGACGGGAAGCAGGATCTGCTGCGGAAGAATTTCGAGTTCTAAAAGCGTACATTGCGACGCTTGCTGGTTTTCCGAATCAGTATAATATCTTTCGCAAGAACGCGATCATCGGCGGAGATTTCAGTACCAATCCTTGGGTGCGCGGAACTAGCTTTGCTAATTTAGGTTCCGGTTCCCCAGAATATACAGCAGATCGTTGGCAGTGGATTGGAACTGCTGCTGCAGGGAAGGTTACTATATCTCGCAGTACAGATGTTCCTAGCGTGGCACAGTGTGGTCAGGTTGTCGTTAATTCTCTAGATGTTCAAGTCACTACTATAGATGCTGCAATTGGTGCAGGTGACTATTACGTCCTTCGCCAAGCTATCGAAGGCTATAACGCATTGCCCTTAATGCAACGAGCTGTAACCGTATCCTTCTATATCAAAGCAAAAAAGACGGGAATCTACTGCGCTGGTTTAACAAACACTGGCGATCGTGGATGTCCTATGGAATTTACGATTAACGCCGCGGATACCTGGGAAAGAAAAACATTAACATTTCCAGCCTCTCCCGCCACTGGTACTTGGAACTATACCACTGGTGTTGGTATGCAGTTGACTATTACGTTGGCTGCCGGTAGTACATTTGATGGTACTAATGGTGTTTGGGGAAATGGCAATTTCTTTAAAACCGCAAGCAATGTCAACGCTATGGATAGCGTGGCCAATTACGTCAGACTTGCATTGGTACAAGTAGAAGTAGGAAGTGTTGCGACAGCTTTCGAAGAGCGTCCATTTCAGCTAGAAGAATCTCTATGCCAACGTTATGCGTATAGTCTTGCATTAACAAACAATGGCTACAACAGAGTCATTGGTATTGTAGTTAATGGCACTACGTTATACGGTGCCGTTAATTTGCCAGTTAGAATGCGCGCAGGCCCGTCCCTTACGGTATCTGCCGCTAGTCATTTTATACTTACGGATACAGCTTCGAATTTTGCAGCAACAGTTATCACTTTTCCATCGGCAAACCGCGAAGGCGGCGAATTTGACGTTACAGCGTCAGGTGGCGGAATGACGGCACAAAGACCGATGATTCTCGCGTCTGTCAATGCCAGTGCTTCTCTATTGTTTACATCGGAGATTTAGATGAAATACAGATATGTAGAATCTGGTCGTTTCGGTAAAGCAATCATACGACTTAATCCGGATGGAAGTACCACCAGTATTCCTGCAGTGGAAGATAACACAGATTGGCAAGAATACCAACGCTGGGTAGCAGCAGGTAATTCTGCTAGTCCTTTTGACCCGAATGAATCTTAGATAAATGGCGCAGCAGCACTCCCGCTGTAATCTTTCTGCAGCACGCTTTCCTTTCGTTACTGCCCTACACGGCAGGACGATTATCTTGCCGCAGCACGATATGAACTTTCAGAAGTCTGCAATCTTCGCAGGTGCAGACCAAGATCGTGACGTCGGTGTGCCGCAAGTGTTCTATATGCATAACTGTATGCCGACGGAACAAGGGTTTCAGTCGGTGGGCTTTGGTACGGTTATTGAACCTGCCAGTCCTGCGGTTACGGACTTTGATTCTGCGATTAATCTTGGCGATCCGGACGGAAACAAATTTCTATTTTCTCCCGCTGCTGGAAAAAACTATGTTTTCGACGCTCCGGTGGCCTCTTGGGCGTCCATTTCTAGCATCTATGGCGTTGTCCAAGCAGACGTTCTCGTAACTCACGCATTCGTTCAAGGTCAGACGTATATATTCTACGAAGGTCGTGGATGTTATGAATACAATAAAACGACGAAAGCATTCGACGCCGTAACGCTTACAGGCTTAAGTATAACATCCATCGTAGGCATCGTTGGTTCCAATGGCTATCTTCTTGCTTGGGACATTAACGGTGTCCTTTATTGGTCCTCTGCTACAAACCCCCTGGATTTCGTTCCTTCTCTCCTAACTGGAGCCTCTTCCGGCGCCATTACCGATCTTAAAGGTCGCGTACAAATTATTCTTCCGATTACGAACGGTTTTATCGTATATGCGACGGAAAATGCAGTAGGTGGAACCTTTAGTGGGAACATTCGTTTTCCGTTTACGCTGAAAGAAATTCCCGGTGCCGGTGGCGTACGCTCTCGCGAGCACGTTAGTTCGGAATCCAACCTGGATGAGCACTATGCGTTGACTTCCGCCGGTTTGCAACAGCTTTCCAAGACTGCCTGCAAGACGTTGCTTGCAGAAGCCTCGGATTTTATTACTGCTCGCGTTTTTGAAGATTACAACTCGACGACGAAACTCTTTACCGTCACCTATCTCACTGGTGATCTGAACGTAAAGTTGACCGTCGTCGGTGCTCGCTACTTCGTAATCTCTTATGGAGTAGCATCTACGCTTACGCATGCGATCATCTATGATATCGTGCAAAAGCGTTGGGGTAAGGTTAAACTGGAGCATGTGGACTGCTTCGAATACACCTATCCAAACCTTTATGGCACCGTAACTTACGCTGATCTTCTCGCAGGCGGCGTAACTTACGACGATCTGCTGATTACGTCTTATGCGGACCTGTATTCGGTGGTTGCAACTGCTTCGCGCCCCCGTCGTACTCTTGCTTTCCTACAAAATACCGGCGAAGTAAAAGTGCTTAAATTCGATCTTGGTCAAGTGGATAATGATGCTGTTTTCTTGCTTGGCAAGTTCCAATTCACTCGTAATCATTCTTGCCAACTTCTTGGATTCGAAGTCGAGTGCGTCGATACTGGCTCCAACTGGGCTGCTTATGTTCTTTCCAGTTTCGATGGAAAGAATTTCCAAAGCTACGCTACTCCGACTTTAAAGCGGAATCAGGGCTATCTTCGCAAATACCAGATTCGCAAGACTGGTACGAATCACTCGCTTCTATTCGAGGGCAGTTTCAATTTAACTTCTGTGTTAATTGAATATGCCCAAGGTGGAACTGTTCGTGGGTAAATTATTCTAATGTCCGACGTTCGATTCAATCTTCCCTTCTCCATTGGACTCGGCGACGTACCGGATAATCTGCCGCCGGAATTTAAATCTTTCGCAGATACGCTCTATAACGCCTTTCAACAACTGCTTCTAGCCTGTCACAACGAGCTAGGAGTTGGCCAGCAGCTGCAGAGTTTATGGTCGATTCTAGGCTATAACCAACTGCATCGCGCGAGCATGGGCAGACTCTATTGCCTAACGTCTGAAGTAATTGCTTATGGTGCCGCAGTTAATCTCTTTTCCAATGCTGGCGTCCTTACTGCACGCAATGCAAATGCAACAAATAATACAAGACCGGCGCACGGCTTCTGTCTTGTTTCTGGCGGCTCCGCATCTGGCGTCTATACGGAAGTAGTCTTAAATCGCGGTCTAGTAACTGGATTCGCCGGACTTACTCTTGGAACTCGGTATTTTCTTTCTACTTCCAACGGGCAAGTAACTGCAGCAGCTCCTGCCGCTGCGGGAACAATAAATCAAGCACTGGGATTAGCACTGGCGACCGACGTCTTGCTGTTCGATTTCGGTTTCCATTATATTCAAAACTAAGGGAGAGAAAGAGAATGAATCGTGTATTTATTGACAATCAAGGCCGTTTTTATAAGGCCAAAGAAGCTGCGGATGCTTCTCACGCGGAACGTTCGCTGGTTACGGCGGATATGCTCGCGGTACTTCCGGACGATGGTACGCCGATCTATCAGGTGGAAATCGACCAGAAAGTTAAGCAGCTCGCAGATAGGCGCGAAGGTGCTGCAAATGGCCTTGTTTCAGGGGAGAAAGAGCATGGGGAACAAATCGACACCTAAGGGGGACTCGGATGAAAGTGCTTACGTTGCAGAAGAACGAACAAAGCCACAGCGAATCTGGCTCACAGAAGAACAGCTCGACCTTCTCGCAGAACGAGCAGCAGCCAAAGCTCTCGAAAACTTCTATCTCGAAGTCGGAAAGGTCACTGTACGATCAAGCTTGTATATCCTTGGGGCGGGGCTTATCGCGCTGTTTGGTTGGCTCGCTCTCACTGGAAAAATCAGCGTCTAAAAAATAAATGCTAGTCGAACTGAAGCGGAATTGGTACAGAAATGACGGGACTTTCGGGCTTCTTGGAATTGACGATTTTCCCGTCTGCTGTACTTTAGAGCTTCCCTGGCAGAATAACGAATCCAGAGTGAGCTGCATCCCCACTGGTAGTTATATGTGCCGACGGGTAAACTCTCCTAAATTCGGCAACACATTCGAAGTCACTAAGGTTCCAAATCGTACTCATATTCTCTTTCACGGCGCAAATACGATGAAAGATCTGCTCGGATGTATCGGTCTTGCAGAATTCTTCCATCGGTTCAACGGTGTAGCAGGCGTCGCAAATCCTAGCAAAGGTGCAGCACTGATTGAATTTCTCCAGCTTACGAAATCTGTGGATGAGTTTAAGCTGGTGATTACTGACTGTTTCTCTGGGAGGTAAAATGGCACCCTTAGCAATTCTTGCGCAGCTGCTTTTTCCAATCGTCGTAGATAAGGTGAAAGAAAAGCTGGCAGAGAAAGCTGGCAATGGCTTTGCCGACGACAAAAAAGAGATCACGACCAGCGAAGTTGTTGGTCCGGTGATGAAAGTAGTTGCAACTGCAAAGCTGACGTGGTTCGCATTTGCGTTGGCAGTAGTTGCAGTTGTGGTCGAACACCAGCAACTGTTTGCTGATCTGATTCCTGCAGACTATCGCGGTTACTGGACTGCTGCAATCGGCGTTGTGGTCCTGCTGCTCAAAAACTTCGCTACTCGCGACGTAGAGCAGAAGGTTGCTGACGTAATCAAGGAGTAAATCATGGCCGGAACCCTGCCTATCCCACGCAACGGAGTTGTAGATGCTGCTGACGTTATCAGCAAGCTTGCGCCGTTGTTTCTCGGTTCCGGTCAACAAACTACTACTGGTTCCTCGTATCTTCCGGAGCTAGATCCAACCGTTGTTGCGCAATCCGATGCACTGCTCGCGTCGCTGACGCAGCGGATGAATACCACCGCACATGCGGATAAGGTAATCGAAGATATTCTCTATCGTGCTCAGCTTGCTTTCGCTCCCGTTCTTGGGGATGAAAAGAAAGCAGGTCTGTATAATACGACGGTAAGAAAACAGCTGGCGAATGAAACCGTAGCTCGTGCTTCGGCTGCTGGTGCGCAAGCAATTCTCGAAGATCAGCAGCGTGCGATGGCGGCTGCGACTCAGGTTCAAGGCAACCGAATGCAAGCGGCTTCCAATGCGCAAGTTGCAGGGAAGTCTACTACTTCCACCAGCAGAACTTCGCCGCAAATTCCGCTGAAATCCGCTGCAACTGGAATTCTTGCCGGTATCGCTGGCAATTGGGCACTTAAGAAAGGTGCCACGAAGATCGAAGATCTGATTACGCAGCTTACTGCTCCCGGCAAGGGAATCGAATCAGGTCCGTGGGAAGATGCTTCTGGCAATTTTTCTGGCAGTGCAGAAGACTACTTTGCAGCTTCCGGTGCTTGGCAAGCTCCTGGCATGAGCGGCGCAAACAGCTCGCCTATGGGCTTCGGCGGAGATGATGCCATGACTGGATCATTTATGTCTGCTGAATCTGCTTCTGCGCCTTCTTCCGGAATCATGTTCGCAGACGATACCACCGCAATGCAATCGCTGATTGACTCCGTAACTGTTCCAACTGTTTCTCCGGAAATGGTGCAAGTTGCCCAAGCTGGAGCCAGCGATTCTCCGCAAGGTCTGGAAGGCGATACTAGCGCCAGCACACTTTTAGAAGTTGCGCCTCCAATTACTGCGTCTGATGTGGTAACTCCACTTCCGATGCCTCCTGCGGTTCAAATCAATCCAATCACCGGAATGCCGCTGCAAGTAATGCCGCCAGCACAACCGATGATGCCGCCAGCTGTTCCAGATTCTACGATCGACATGGGGCCAGAAGTAATTTCTACTGGCGACGGATTCGAAGATCTTGCTTCGGACGTATTCACTGCAGATTCTGTTTCCACTGCCGGTGATGTTGCGATTTCTTCCGGCCTTGATGCTGGCGTTGGAGCTGGCAGTGCGTTCGTTGGTGACCTTGCGGTAGATCCTGCTCTTGCTGGAGCCGATGCTGCAGGTGCTGGACTGGATCTTTCTTTTCTCTCCGGTATGCCGATTCCGTATTTTACCATTGCGAATGCTGCAACCGATGGTGCGCTCGGAGAAGCAATTATGGATATTCCCGTAGTTGGCGACGTACTTGGTGCAGCCGGAGAAGCAATCTCCGATATTCCGATCGTCGGTGATTTAGTTTCCGGCTTTTCCGAAGGTGTTGGCGATGTAGTTTCCGGCGCCGGTGATGTTCTCGAAGGTGCTGGAGACGTTGTCGGAGATATTTGGGATGGAGCTTCTGGTGTGTTTGAGGGTGTTGGCGAAGCCGCTGGCAGCATCATTTGCACCGAAGCTGTTCGTCAAAAGCTTCTTGATCCACTTCTCGTCTCTCGTGAAACTCGAATCAACTTGCAGGAAAGGAAACTTTCCCGTGCGACTTGCCGCGGCTATCAATTCCTTGCTGCGCCTCTTGTTCGCAGGATGCGTAAGGATTCTGCCTTTGCAATCAAGGCAGCTGCTTATGCGCGCGCCTACTGCGAACATATTACTGGCGATCGTTCTTCTTTCCTGGGTGCTCTTCTGCGTTATGTTGGCGAGCCTATTTGTTTTATGGTAGGCAAGTTCGTAGTTCCTTCCAACTTCGATTACGTTAAGGCGATTGCCTAATGGCCGGCACTCTCGATCTTTCCGAAATCGTAAAACAAGCTTCGCTGCAAAGCCTTGCAGAAGCAGACGAGCTTGCGCGCATTAGCAAGACACAAGAAGAACTTGGAAGTTCGGTAGGTCGGGAAACTAGCGCAATTACGCGAGAAGCAGAACTTGCCGGCGCTAAAGTAATTGCAGAAAATGCAGAAGCACTCGTAAAACAGCAACGTAATCAGGATTCGGCTGCATTCTTTGGCGTAAATCAAGAAGCCAGCAATTCATTGATTCAATCTTTCTCCGAACAAATCATCGCCGATCATCACAAACTGGTGGCTTCGGGCGAGCAGATCAAAGCCCGGCAGCAGAAATCTTTTCTCGACGATCCGCTCGGTTGGATTGCAGATCAATTCGCACTTCCTTCGGACGTAGCAGCGCACAATACTGGCGTTGCGAATATGCAGTTGAAAGTGGATACCTTAAAAAAGCTCGGTGAACTTGCCGATGCACAGGTTTCCAGAAATAATGCGATTAATTCGGCCAGTTCTGCTGCTCGTGCGAAGCTGGAAGCAGAGCGTCTTGCGCTAGTTGCTACTCGTGCAGTCGAAAATGCACGGCAGGAAGCAATGAAGCTGGGAGTTCATATTGGTTCGGTGCGGCTGGCAACTACCGGACAACAGTGGCAGCGCGCAATGGCCTTGCATAGGGCGGAAGTTGATCTGCAGCAGCTCGCTCTGCAAAAAGTCAGCAACGCTACGAACGAAAAGATGAAAGAGTTGCAGATGCAGCAGTTGCAGCTCTTGCTGGACAAGCGTAAAACCGATATGGAATCTGATCGTCGTATTCAGGCACAGCTGGATCAAGCTACTGCCGTTCTCGGAATGCGTCGTCTTACCGTGGACGAATACGAAAAAGCTCCAGCAGAACAGAAGAGAGCGCTGTGGGATGTAATGTCAGATCCAAACACGAATTATGGGCGTCTTGGTGCAGACACTGTTATGTCCTTGCGGCGTGCAGATGCACTCAATGCTCCACTTACGCCAGAATTGCAGAAACTTCGTGGTCAGCTTAATCGTTGGACTACGGAAATGACCGATCCTACCAAAAATCCTATCGTTGCTACGATGAAACCGGAGCAACTGCACGCGCATGTGCAGAAAGGTCTGCGCGATAAGATTGCAGGCGAAGCTGGAAACATTCCGGATGGTCACGGTCTTTATTCTGCTCCGCCGCTCGGAGCAATGGCTGGTATTCCTGCCGTTGCAAATACGATTCTCTGGAAATCTTCTTTCGAACCGCTGGCGAAAGTAAAGCCGGCTACTCCTACCTCGGCACAGCAATTCTACGACAATGCGATTAACTTGGTTTCCGAAAAGAAAATGGATATGGAGCGCGCCGTAAACGAACTGGCGATTATTTTCTCCAGCGTCGCTGCGGACAACTCGAATACACGGCAATATAACCGCTTCGCGCTCCCCATGCAGAATTCATACTCCACCACAATTCGCACCGGAGCAGGTGTTTTCGGCAATGGATCGCAGATCGTGGATATGTCCAATCCAACTGCAGTTCGCAATGCAATGCTTCGTACTCTTGCAGCGAATAGGCTTGATCCAATCAGCGGTTCGGCAACTCCGAACAACGGGCTTTCGCTGCCAAATCTCTCCATGCCGAATCTATCTGCAGCAGATCTTCCAACGCTCCCGTTTACTCCGGGTGCTATTTCTGGTCCTCCGGGAATTCCGAATCCATTGCTGGAAGGTCAGGAATACGAAACCAATAGTTCTGACGGTCGTCCGCTGCCGACTCGGAGATACTAGAAATGGCTGAAGAAAAAGTACTTACTACCTCCGATCTGCATATTGCAACCGACAATCATGCGGTTGCTGCAACTGGCAAATCCATTATGGATTCGGTCGCCGACGTAGTAACCAAAGGCGTTCCGCTTACCGGACTTTCCATCTATAATTCGTTCGTAAATACCGGCGTCGATGTTGCCAACTTCTTTGGCGCAGGCGTTCAGCGAAATGATCCAATCGAACAACTTCGCGGCTACGACGATGATTTGCTTAAATACTATGAGGAAAAAGGAGATGCGATCGAAGCCGCTGGTCTTATTGTTGGAAGCTTCGTACCAGGAACAGCAGCTATCAAAGCTCTGCGCCTTGCTCAGTCTGGAAAGTTCGGCGAGAACATCAAACGCGCTACCGGCATTCTCTCCGGAAAACGTGACGACATTATCAAAAATGCACTCGATGAAATCGAAAAAGGATCTGCCACTACCGCCGCTCAAGTCGATAAGTGGAAAGCGATTGCCTACGGTTTCGGCGACCAAGCTCTTATGGCAGCCGCGTGGGAGACAGCGACGCTCGCGACGATGAAAGCAAATCCGCTTCTGGATAAGGACAGTCTCGGCGATGTGCTTTCGCACTTAGTCTGGGGAACTGCTCTCGGAGGCGGTATTGGCGGCGTAATCGAAGGTATCGCAATTCGTTCTACCATTAATAAAGCACTGCTTGTGGCAGATACGAAAGAAAAAGTATTCGACATTGCCACGCGGCTCGGAGATAAGATTCAGCTGGAAGGTCTTTCTGCTGGTGATCGTGTAGTTAAGCTCATTGAATCCATTGACTCCATGCCAGTTGCAGCTTCCGAACGGCAGGCTGCAAAAGCTGCTCGCACCAAGACGCAAGCAGAGTTGGATGCATGGAAGATTCTGAAAGAGATTTCTCCGGAAGGTGACGAGAACCTCGGCAAAACCTTTCTGGATACGCTGCATTATATGCGAAATGAACTCGGGATGGAGAAAGAGGAAATGTATGACTACCTCGCTCGCCTTTCCCGCGTCGGCAGGATCAATGAATTCTCCCATCTAAACGAACAAAAGATATTCTACATTAATCGCTTCGGAAAAGGCGATGCGAAGAATCTTTCCGATTTCCAATCTATGACTGCGCGCGAAGATGCGGAACTTTCGCTTGCATTCACGGTTAAAGACGAAACGATTCCGCTGCGTTCTGCCCGCTATTCGGATATGCTGGAAT